AAAGAAGGGTGAACAGGTAATTAGGTTCTTTGTAGAATCGGCATTAGGTCAAAGGTACATAAAAGACAACGACAATAGTGCATATGACCTTCTTTTCGAAGATGAGGATGTTAATTTGATTACTTACGAGGTTAAGACTGACCTTTGGGAGCAGGATTGGGGTAAAGGAGGTTCAGGAAACATGGCAATAGAGTACAAATGCCGTGGAAAGAGCAGTGGTATTAGTGTTACGAAGGCAAAGTACTTTGTGTATTATTTGGTAAACGTATCGGACAAGCAAATTTGGTTAATAGAGACTGAAAAGCTTAAGGATTTGTTATTAGCAGAGAAGTTTCCTAGTAAAACTGTTGGTGAAACGCATTATGACAGTGATGAGAAGGTTGCAAAGTGCTATATGATTCCTAGGTTTGACTATAAAGAGCATTTTGACATCTACACATTTGATGGTGAGCGTTGGTTTGAAGAATGAGGATTTTAGTGGCTTGTGAGTTTAGTGGTATAGTGAGAGATGCGTTTCTTGCTAAGGGCCATGATGTTATGAGTTGTGATTTCTTACCTACTGAACAAAAAGGGCCTCATTATCAAGGCGATGTGTTAAATATCCTTAATGATGGTTGGGATATGATGATAGCCCACCCTCCTTGTACACATCTTTCAGTATCAGGGGCTAGATGGTTTAAAGATAAGGAGATGGAGCAATGGGAGGCTCTTAACTTTGTAAAAGTTTTGTTAGAAGCGCCGATAAAGAAGATGGCATTGGAGAATCCAGTTGGTATTATTTCTACAAAGATAAGAAAGCCTGACCAGATTATTCAACCCTATGAATATGGTCACACTACAAGTAAGCGTACTTGTTTATGGTTAAAGAATTTACCAAAATTAGAACCTACCAATATTGTTGAACCTAAATTAATAAGGTATAAGAAGAAAGACGGTACAGGACACACTACATTTTCCGCAGATTACGGTGTTGGTTTCAAGACCAAGCACGGTAAGAGGAGGTCGACGTTTTTTGAGGGGATTGCAAAGGCGATGGCGGAGCAATGGACATGATTCGCATTTTCAAGGATGGCAAAGTTATAAAAGAGACCGAGGACATGCAAACGTTAGTTCAGTTCATAGATTACTATGATTCAGAGCCAAAAATGATAGAGTTTAGTTTAAATTATGACGAAATCGAAAAAAGGAATCGACGACAAGCTGCTGAACTTAGCGATTAGCGGTGCGTTGAACACATTAAAGAGTACGCCACTTACATTAGAGCAGTTTATTGACGATGTATTGCGTCATTACATGGAGTTGGAGCCTGGGGAATATGTCCCTTTAGGGCAGATGCATGCAGAGTGGGCAGATGCTTTTGAAGCAGGCACACACACTTCGATAATTTGTGCAAGAGGTCACTTGAAGACGTCTTGGGGATTGAGTGCGTTAGCTTATCAGATGGCGATGCAATCAAACTATCGTGCGTTGTATCTTTCTGCTACTTTGGAACAGGCTTGGGATAAGCTTGAGCAGTTTGAAGAGATTTGTCGACGTTCTTGGAGGCTTAATTCATTTATGAAATCACAGACTGATGATGATAAGGTAACTTGGCGTAAAGGTGCTAAGTATTTTAACAATGGAAGTAGGGTTCACGCTGCAAGTATTGGTAAAGCGTTGGAAGGTCCTCACGTTCACATGATTATTCTTGACGATATTTTGCAAGAGTTTCCTAACATGACAGATGAGAAGGTAATTCACTACATTAAGAGGGTTGTGATGCCGATGCGTTTACCGAAAGCTAAGATGTTATTAGTAGGAACGCAGAAGAGGGTAGGAGATGCTACTGATTGGGCGCAACAAAACAGTCAGTGGAACTCAGTTCGTCATCCAGCTCTTTTAGAAAATGGAACGCCACGTTGGCCAGAGTATTGGGACCAAGAAAGGTTAGACAAAGAGCGAGAGACGATGGGAAGTCGGGCTTTTGAGTCTGAGTATATGTTAAATCCATTGGACCCAGAGAGTGCAGTTATACCTCACGAGGTTTTGAAGCCATGTCTGAAGGAAGGCATGCAGATGGGTTTGGCAGAGCGAGGTCAGGATTGGTTTGTAACTATGGGAGTTGACTTGGCAGTAGGAATGGACAGTCAGAATGACGAGACGGCTTATGTGATAATGGCTTACAATAGAGTCACGTTAGAGCGCAAGGTATTGTATTGTTGGAGTGGTAAGATAAGGGCTAAGGGTGCAGGTTGGTTAGAGGCACAGGTTGTAACGATGAAGAGTCTTGCTGACAAGTTTAAACCAGATAAGATAATGGTAGAGTCTAATGGTTATCAGAGATTGGTTGTACACACTGCAAAGCAGTTAGATGGTATGCCTGTTGAAGGTCACAATACAGGAAGAGAGAAGCACAAGCATGACGTAGGTATTCCTAGGATTGCGTTAGCTATGGAGCAAGGGAAATATTTCATACCTTGGAATAAGGAAGCAAGAGAGAGTTCCAAACCTGGAATGAGAAAACTTGTTGACGGTTTGAGTAGGTTAATTTATGGTAAACATGGAAGGTTAGAAGGACATACGCCCGATGCAGTGATGGCGCTATGGATGTGTGAATTATGTGTACATGTGTTAGAAAAGAAACAGTTAGTTTTTACTCGATGGGATTATATGTAGGTAAGAAAATATGTCCCTTATAGAAAGACATATATACTAAGGAGCCACACTGGGAATCCAGATGACAAGTTCACCTAGCTCTGGAACCCGAATGGAATTATGGGGAATCTCAGTTGAGACAAAAAGAAATTTAAAGACGTTAGCAAAAGCTAAAGAGACTCCAGTATCTAAAATGTTAGAACCTGTTATCGAAGACTATATACATCGGCATCGGCATGTCTTAAAATCTAGGAGAATTTAATGGGAATATTTGACAGATTTAGGAGCAAGCCAATTAGAAAAGTATCTGCATTAGAGCGTATGGTATCTGATGATGGCCGCCGTTTAGAGAAGGAAGCAAGGACTCCTGTTTATTCTGGAGTAAGTACAGATAGGGCTTACAGAAACTCTATACTTCCTGTTGTAGACCAGCATTACTTAGAACAATTATCTGACAGATATTCACATTTACGAACTGTAATTACTAGGCTAGCATCACAGTCAGTTGCTAAAGGATGGGAATACCATGCTATTGGTAAGGAAGGAGATGCAGACCAAAGGAAACAAGTGGAGTCTTTGTTAAGAGACCCGACTAATGGTAGTGCAGATATTAACGGTTCAGAATTTTTTAAGGCAATGATAAGACAGTTAGAAGTGTTTGATGATTGCTGGGTAAGTGTTGTATATGACCGTATGGCAAGTGAAGATGGTTCTGTTAGTGGTAAAGTTGTCAAAGAGCTTTGGGTAGAAGATGCAAAGCACATGCGATTTAATGTAGATGCGTATGGCAGGTTTATAGAAGATGAAGAAATGTTTGACCCCGTAACTAGAGAGTTTATGAGTGGAGAAACTAATCTGACATCTGGCGTAAAGTTAGAATCAATGGCTTACTTTTATGAAAGCGAGGATGCTAAGATACCATTTGCTCGTGATGAGATTATACATTTTAACAAATACAGTGCGAATGCTAGGTTGTATGGGCAGTCGCCAATTATAGGTCTTTCCAAAAAAATCGAAACAGCATTGGCCATAGAGTCATTTCAAAACAAAATATATAGACTGGAGAGGCCACCTAAGGGTTTCTTAGATGTGCCTGGTCACGATGAAGAATCGTTGAATAGATTAGGAGAATACATTGCAGAGGAGACGCGACGTAATCCGAACTTTATTCCTATTTTAAGTAGCAGAGAGGGAAACTCTACAGCGAAGTTTGTGCCAGTTATGCCTAACATGGATGAGTTGATGATGCTTCCTTACATGGACAGGATTAACAACGACATAAATGCATCGTATGGAGTCATGCCATTAGTGGTGGGTCAGATGCAGGGAGTAGGTGGATTAAATTCAGAAGGCGAACAGATTACAATATTTGACAGGACTATCCGAGAAACGCAGCAGTGTTTAGAGATGGGTTTCCTAAAACCATTGTTGAAGCTTATGGAAATAGACACGTGGAAAATTAGATTTAACGACATCAATGAAAGAGATGAAACCAAGTATTTGAA